CGCGGTGGGAATTAAAGTGCCACTTGATGTATGGGCGGTGTGACAGGCATAAAATAAACCATCAGAAGCGTACTCAACAATATCACCTACAACATAAGTTGCTCCCGCCGCCCAGAGTTGGGCGCTGTACGATTGTTTGGATTCAGCCCAATGAGTCGTGAGTGTAGGCACATTACCCTGCGTCTGTTTCAGCGCTTGGTAATATTTGTTTTCTGCGGGGTAATAGACTTCAATTCCGGCCTCATAAGTTGTGGCGCTGGCGTAGATGCCTCTGTAGTAGCGCTTTTCAATACGGACAAGATCAGGCCAAGAATAGAATTCCCAAATTTGTTTTAGACGATTATCAAGATACGATTTTATCAGGTCAGAATCGTCGTTGGTTAATTCGTCGTAGGTTCTTTGCGAATAAGAAACTACCCTTTTAAGTAAATCGCTGTAGCTTATTGTTTCCATGGAGTCATCTCCTTATTGTCTTTAAGCATTCGCTTCACATTGGAATCACATTTCCAAAAGTCTGGATCTTCCTGCTGCCAACGATACCAAGTCCGAATGTCACACACTCCCTCAAGCCACAATTCTGCTTTTTTGTTTTGTTGAAAATTTTTGTATTTATCAAAGATAGATGAAGCGCGGCGGCGATACTTCGCCTTTTCCATATTCACATACTCCTTGAATATTTCTTCATCCCTTAAAGCTCGGTTGGCACGGGCGGCTTCCCGCCCGTGCCTTCCGAGTGTTGGTATTAGAATCTGACCCGGCACTAGATGATTAGCCGTTATCTACCGCAGGGTCTTTACGATCCGCAGCGCGGTTGATTCTACACCAAATGTTCATTGAACCGGCAGTCAGGTTAACCGCACCAGTTGTTGTAGTGAGAATTACCTTGGCAATTAAATTGCCATCAGAATTCACCCCAACCGGAGCGCCTGATGCACTTGAGCCACTACCAAGTAACACAATGCTACCCGCAGCTTGCTCGATGTCACCACCGTCAATTAAACCATCAGTTGACCCCGTTGCTCCTAAGTCCAATGCGGTTCCAGCGTTGGCATGATCAAACGGTGTCACTATTTCAACGCACACGTTATCAACAAAATCCCCTGCTTTTAAAACACACAAGTTAATGGATTCGTTTGCGCCAGTAGTTGCTGTAAAATCAGCTTCCGTGACGTTAAACATATGGGTGAAACCTTGCTTGGCAGCTTCCTGATTTGTTAGAGAATATTTTTGCATATAATTCTTTTAACCTCCGTATTAAGCAGCACCAGATCCGTTATCGATTGCGGCTAGTCCCTTTGGATTTTTACAGCAAAGAGAATAGATCGTTTTGGCGAAACCGCGAGGCCCACCACCTTCATCGTCCAGATTACGAACGGTAAGAGGCTCCATGTACTGAAGCTCTAAGAGATCGAGATCGAGGATCAATCCCGCATCAGTATCAAACGTGGTTCCGTTGTGATTTAAAAACACGGACGGGATCACGTTGACTCGACCAAAACTGGAATTAAAAATCTTAACTTCCAGATTAATAGTCTTAGTGTCAGCCCTTTCGTTAATTGTGTAACGACGAGTACTTGCAGTCGGCTCAATCCGAGTGAAGTTATCGATCTTCTCAACCACTTCCGGCCCAAAAACACCCATGTAGGTTTTTTTGGCAGAATGCGTTTCAAATAAGGACTGTAACACTCCATTGAGTTTTGCCTCAGTCAAGTTTCCGGCGGCATCAATGTCTTGGGCTGCCGGTGTCCGATATTCGGCTGGAATATCAGAAGCAACGGCACGACTCATTTGCCCTACAGAATCACTACCAGTATCCGAACCTTGTGTTCGACCACTTGCTGTCCATTTGAACAACCCACGGGTTTTCCATGCGTCATTACCATTTCCAGACTGACGATCATTGTTGGAACAGATCGTTGCCTCAATGTCGCGCTTCATTTCTTTCAGCACTTTCATTTTGGCATAGTCGTACTCATTGGATACCGCAGCGGTATCGACGAGCATTTGCACATCGGTCACTCCAAAATCGCGTGAAGCAATTTGAATGTAGTTACCAAACCGTTGACGTTTGGCGGCTTTATTCGTGAAAGAACCAATGTCCTTACCTTCCGGCTGTCCCTCTGTTGAAGGGGTAGCCAATTCATCGGCCATAACTTCCGTAAAAGTTCCTTTTGGCCCCGGCCCTTTACGCATGGCGCTAACAACAGGAGTTTGCTCTGGTTCTAATATCGTTAGAATATCAGTCAAATTTTCCCTGTTACCACCAGTTGTTGAAGGGTTTGCATAACTATTTGCACCAGCCATAGTTAATCACCTTTCTTCTTATGCCGCATTACGGCGAGCGTTGATCAATTTCATAACCGCATCAGCGCTACCGTTTGATTCTTCAACCATTTTTTGAGCGTCAGCAATGGATGCAGATGCCTTGGAAGCTCCCGCCGGGGGCGGGGCGCTAACAGGAGACGCAACCTTGGTTGGCTCAGATGTGGGTTTTACCTTCTGGCTTTTCGGTTTAGAGGCAGATTGATCAGAGTGGAATTGCTTATTATAAGCTCCCAAGCCCATGTGAAATATTCCCGCTAAAACTTCATAATGCGGAAAGCGTTTAATTTCGGGCATTTGTTGCAAAATATCCTGATATTCCCCATACACATCGCTCGAAGTGTCTTTCCAAGCTGGAAATTGTTGACGAGCAACAGCACCCATTTGCTTGTTTTGCTCAATCCACTTTTGCCTAGCTGGAATATGATCACTCAGATTATCCTCTGCATATTTAAGAATATTCTCCACTTCATCCGAGTCATAGACTTTGGTAGACCCATCAGCGAATTTTATTTCGCCTCCATCTGGATTTCTCAAAGCCCACATTCGGTATTCGCGGTTTTCCTCGATCTTTTGTTTCAAGTCATTTTTGGTAAAAACATCTGCCAACGGATCAACCGACTTTAGTTGTTCTGTACCCTGTTTATTGATTTGATCTTGGAGTTTTTGAATTTCACCTTGCGCCTTGGTTAATTGCTGCTCTGCGTCCTGCCGTTGTTCTTCGGCAAGTTTCCGTCTTGCGGTCAATTTCGCGATACGCTTGTTTACTGATTCCTGCGCCTTATCTCCTAAACCAGTTGAATCCTCCTCGTCATCAGCGCCTTGCGCTTCGGAATCATCGGCTTCCTCTGGATCAGGCAGTTCCTCCGGCCCATCTGGTTCATTACCCTCTGGTAAATCTTCAATTTCGGTATCTGGTGCGTCTGCCTCGGCTTGATCTTGAGCCTCGACAGAGTCCGATTGAGCGCTTTCACGATTCTGTTTTAACAATTCACCCAAGCCCTCCAAGGTGATGTTATCCGCGCCATCTGAAGCTGACGGTTGGCTTACTGGTTCTGTTAGTGTTTCCATGCTTTTAACCTTGCAAGTCGGTAACAGGGTTTATTTTAAGGCTAACCACAGAAAAGCCCGGTAAAGGGGATGAATAACATCAACCAATACCGGGCTGTCTAAAGGAATATATAAAAACTAGGTCAATAACCTACAAACTAGGTTAATATAGGCTAATTTATATATCGTTATCTTCTTGGGGAGGTCTACTTATTTCTATTAATTGATTTTCTAGGCTCAATATTCCGCTAATACTGCCTAAATTATGCATCACCTTGTACGGTTCCTCTGCATGGGTTGGATCAGAGCAATAATAAATCATTTCATCCTTTATGACGCTAATCATTGCCAAAAGGGATGCAAAACGATGATCCTCCATAAGTGATCGCAAATCATTTGTTCGCGCTTCGGTGTCTAACTTGTATTCGTCAATTGTCATTAGTTGGGTATTTGTTCATTTCCATTTACATTTAAAAACTTTTTGAGACTTTCCCTAGTGTAAAACCGATATCCTTTTTCGCCGGGAACCACATATTGCAACGTCCCTTCATCCCCCATTGACCTGACCACCTCTGAGGGCAACCCTGTCAAACTGGAAACCTGATGGGGTTTCAATAAAAACGGCAGTTGATCAAACGTCATCATTTTCTATTTACAAAATCTTTTGCCACATTAAAGAGTGCTAAAATTTTTTCTGCCTTTTGCGCTCTTATTTGCCATTCATCACAAACTGCCCTTTCATCAATAAATGCAAGTTTGTATGTTCTCACCTTTTCTTCCGATTGTGCAATTTTTGCCATCATTTCAGATTTTGCATCTGACCAATTTCTAAACTCTTCAAGCCCGGTAAATACACCCAGTTTCACAAGCGTCTCGGTACTGTATTTTTTTTCTCTTTCGTATTTCTTTTTTAGAGTTTCAATTTCCTCATTTTTATCCTCAAGTTTTTGTAACATTTCTTTTTGATAAAAAAACAACTGAGTTTTAAGTTCTTCAACTATTTTTTTCTTATTACTTACATACCGATATTGCCTATCTTGCGTATGTTCAATTGCGTTATTAAGGCACTTTATTTCTTCTCTTAAAACTTTGACATCATTACAACCTCTTAGATCGTAATTAGCTCCAAACCAATAGTTTTTGCCCTTTCTAATTCTGTATTTACCAATTGTTTTAAATGGACGAAATTTTCGTTCACTTCCCAAACCCGTAGTTTCAAGACCGTATTGACCATCGAACTTTTGTTGATCAATCTTTTGTTGATTTTTTTTACTTATTTTTATGTCTGTATCCATTCTGGTAGTTTTAGTTTTTGAGCCAATTTACAAGAAGCATTAAAATGAACCTGATATTCCCCTTCATGTATAAGTCGTTCAATTTCACTTGTTGACATTTGGTAAGCTGCGTCAATTAAAGCCTCAAACATTTTGGTTTTACTAATACCCGCGATCCTACTCAGCGCCTCCATTCTGTCTGCATGATGGTGACTTATTCTGTATGCAACTGATATGTATTTTTTGGTTTCTTTCATAGATTAAAATTGGTGGAAACAAAACCTCCTGTTGCTTGAAGCGTTTGCTCATCGACAAAGTAAATGCCTCGTTTAAATAAATAACGATCTGGATCGATCACATCCTTTAAAGCCCCCTTTAACCCATCCAGCCCGGTGTATTCTGCATAGGCATAAATACTCTGCTCACATTCACTACTGATAAAAAACTTGGGACTATTCATGGCGCTAACAGGCTCACTTTCATCGTAATCAAGCATATCGTTTATGACCCCTATGCCGTCCTCAATATCTCCTCCCGGCCCCGGCTGCCACGCCACACTTTCACCAATGACATTACCTTCTGGATCGTGCTGCTCCTCATCCATCATGCTGATGATGCTTTGCCCTTGCTTGACGTTTGGCACTTCTGCCCCACCCCCTCGAGGATCAATCACTCGCTCAAATATCTCTTCATCTGCTTCGAGTTTTTTTAACAATCGCTTGTAGGACAAAATCGACATACCCAGCGGAGTTTGTGCGCTGCCCGGTTTTCCGTCTGGTTTATCTGACGGCAACGCCCATTCACCGTAGTTCTTACGATCCGGCCATTCGCGATAAAGCCAAACCCTGTCTAGGTCATCTATGATATACCATTTGATGAACCAATTTTTTGTTCCCCCGGGGTCACAACTGCAATATCGCGTTCCCTTGGTGGGAATGTCTTTGGGATCAACCACATGAACATTTTCATTAAATTTTGGAAACGCCTTGCCCTCTAATCGCTCTGCCCAACCGTAAGCCCGAATTTTGATTTCCTCGGTACTTTTTCCATCGAGCATTTTTATGATGTTTTCATATCCACCAAAAGGATTCCAAATACTATGAAAACAAATGATTGCAGCGCTTTTACTTCTCGCCTCCAGAATGTAGGGCATCTCCCCTTTTTTACATCCCGGCACATGAATGTTTTCCTGCTCCAACAATTCCGCAGGGCGACTTTCAACAACTCGCGATCCAGCCAGATACTCCTTTACCGTCATGGTGTATCCACGCACCGGAGTAAAAGTTATCAGCAATTTACCACTACGGGTAACGATGCGGTATCGAAGCGTTTTAACGAGTTCATATCCGATAAGCTCATCGGCCCAAATGAAATCAAGTTCCCCCCCTTCATACACCTTGTCATCCATTGAATAGTTTAGGAATCGTGTACGACTGCGATTAGGTAAAATAAACACCTGATCCGCGAAACCGGATTTGTCAGTCCATCGGACATTTGTGGTCTGACCTTGCTTCCCTATGTTGCGCCATTCTGGTGGTAAATATTTTCTTACAACGGGTTGCTGCATTTCTACAGATGAAGGCAACGTAGTGTGCAGACACCAAGTATTGATCCCTTCATTGAAGGTCATTTTATTGGCAACGGTACGGGCGGCATATTCTGTTTTGCCACTTCTGTTTCCCCCGAGAATCAGCAACTCATCATATTCCTCAAGCAATCGATCAGCGTCCTTCCAAGGATCGAGTTTAATTCCATAACGAAGCGGATCATCCTTTGCCATCTGGATAACCCGCTCCCGTTCCTGCAATTGCTTTAGTAAAAACTCAGTACCGTGCTGATCTGCAATAGCGACCATTTCCTCGTCGCTAAAAATATTTACGCCAGGATAAACAGTTTGTTTGAAAATGTTATTCATCCTCTTTGACCTCTATTGCAGAAACCTTTTTTTCCTTTAATTCAGCACGAATTTGCTCCATTCGCTCATTCAACTGATCGGCGCTTATTTCTTGCCGGACTTCATGTATTTGGGTTGGCATACCCTCAAATTTTTCAAGGTGATCTGATACAATGCCCCAAGTAATTGCTTTGTCTTTTCCTTTAATTTCATTTTTTTCCAGCGCCTCCATTAGCCCGTCTGTTGCCATTCGATGAAGGACTCGAACCTTTTCCAAAGCTCTTTGTTTATAGGATGCCAATCGGCCGTCCAGATCGGCTCGGCGCTCAAGAGCAGCAACCGTGTTTCGTGACACTTTGCAGCGCCTTGCTATTTCTTTGTGGGTAATATTGGGGTCTACCAATAGTTCGAGAATGTAATCAACCTTCTCTTTGTTTCTTTCGATGATTGCTCCACTAAACTGACCCGGCTTAGATTCGTATGCGCTGATCATAGCATTGGTCTGCTCCAATACTTGTTCCGGCGTAAACAACTCCGTTTGAGGTTGGTTTATTGGTTGTGGAACATTTTCAATCATCAAACAAAAACATCAGAACGGTGACGGCAAATCCCACCACATAAAAAGCGACAATGATTTTTTCCATTTTACAGTCCATGCCTACCAATCTGTATCTTTAGCATCAAAGAGTGGCTTATTTTTAACTGGTTTAGACTCTGCAAATTTTCCCTTTTCCTGATAATCAAATGTTTCAAATCGAACGCATGATTTATGAAATTTAAAACTAACATCATCAGTCGGGCCGCTGCGTTGTTTCGCAATGATCAACTTGCAATGTTTAGTAAATATATCCTCCCCTTCCATTAGCTTTTCCTCCTCTTCATCACGGGGAATCACCTCATGCAACAAACCAACAAAATCCGCGTCCTGCTCGATCTGTCCTGACTCTCTTAAATCCGACAATGACGGAGGTTCATGTTTGCTTTTCGCTGCATTTCGATTGAGTTGAGCCAAGGCCAACACAGGAACATCTAAATTTTTGGCGAGCGCCTTTAACCCTTTGCTCACTTCTGCAACTTCCTGCTGCCTGTCAAAATACCGTGTGTTTCGCCCTGATGTTGCCAGTTGAAGATAATCCACCAAAATAAGGTCTACACCGTGCATTAATTGCACTTGTCTGGCTTTACTGGTTATTTGAGCAATCGTTAACTGAGGTCGATCATCCACCCAAATCGGGATTTTTTTCAGTTGCTCTTCTGATTGAACGATTCGGGCATAATCCCTATCAGACACACACCCTGTTCTTAACTGAACCATGTTTGCGCCGGAATGACTGAACAATACTCGAGAGGCTAACTCCTTGACTGTCATTTCCATGCTAAACACCAAACACTTTTTCGGATCATCCCGAACCGATTTTGAGTTTAAAATTCTTTCGCCTTGGGCATTTGAAATACGATCTGATTCTTCATTGTTTAACACTTGGTTAAGGACAATATTCATACCCAATGCCGTCTTACCTCCACCGGGCCGCCCTGCTATGATGATCAGTTCCTTTTTAACCAACCCACCCATTTTATTGTCTAAAAATTTATATCCAGTTTCTAAACCCTCCAGTTGAGGCCCACCTCTTTTGTAATTGTCCAACTGCTCAATTGTGCGTGAAAATTGATCAGGCATATGATGTAGATTTTCACCAATTTGATCCTGATTAATATTCATCAGGGAACCCTCCAATTCCAGCAACTTGGATTTAACCCCCTCTTTTACTTCGACCAAATCTGCATAGGCTTTGGTAAGTAACGTGCCGGATTTTCGCTTTAAAAGCGCATCTCTAGCCTGATCCAAATAGTAATCTAAATTTAAAGCACTTGGGACTGAGTCTTGTAGCGTTGTTATGGTTAACATCCACCCATCGGCCGGTTCTTCATCATGCTGCTTTAGCTTCATCACTAACTGCAATATATCCGGCTTGCCTCCGTCTGTTACTAAATCAAGTAACCCAATCCAGATTTGCCGATAGTGTACGCTGTAAAATAAATCAACGGCATCAGCGCCTAACTGATCAAATATCTTGAACACGCACGTTTGCGGATCAATCAGGCAACAACCAAGAACCCCTTTTTCGGATTCTTCATTGCTATAGGTTTCTAGTTTAGCGTTTGTCATTTAAATTAGATGCCCCTCCCCATGTCTCAACAACTGTCCATAACCATTGAACCAATTAGCACCCGAGAAGATCGGGATTTTGTGGGTTGGGGAGAGGCAAAATTCATAGTTTAGGCTCGATAAATTTCTGAACCGAAAACCGGAACGAGAAAAATCCTAAAAGGAGAAATGCCAGTTGGGATAAAATAGCCAACCCCCCACTTTGAATGCTTTGCATTATTTTCTGAGGGTTAGCGAACAAAACTCCAACTGACCCAATAAGGCAGCCAAAAACGAATAACGACAGTAATGAAATTACTATAGTGGCGATGTATGCTATTATATATTTTGCCATTGTTTTACCTTTTATGCGCCTGACGATACCGGGGTAAATTTTTTAAAATTAAAATGGGACATTTTCCTTTTGCCCTTTTGAATCACCCTTATCCGGTAAAAATGTAAATTTATCTAATACTACACCGAGCTTACTGCGCTTCTCACCGTCTTTTTCCCATTGATCCAACTTTAATCTACCCTCAACTAATATCGGTTTTCCTTTACGAAAATATTTTCCTATTGTCTCAGCTTGTTTGCCAAAAGCATCAATATCGACAAAGGTAACTTCCTCTTGCTGCTCACCATTTGCGTCACTCCAAACTCGGTTTACAGCAATGCCAATTTTAGCAACGGCAGTCCCTTTTGGGGTGTACCTCAATTCTGGATCACGGGTTAAATTACCCATTAGGATTACTTTGTTAAAACTACTCATATTTTTTCTCTTATTTGTTTTTCTTCATTACACAAATCCCACCATTCTTTCCTAGACGGATGATCTGATGGTAAAACCTTGTAGGCAGCCGGATCGCCGGGGTGATTTTCTTTTTTCTTTAGTATTTCACGCAATCGAGTGTTTGCGGTCATGGTCACAATGTGTTCCGGCTGAGAATCGAGGGATTTTTTTTCGCCATTTTTTACCATATTACGACCATGCTGGTTATAGTAACGAAGGCATTTCCGTACCATTAAGCCATGTTTTTGGGCATAGGGTTTGGGTTCACCTGATCTGTTAAAGAACCAACCTTCCTCCTGACATTGGTCGTACCAATCTGAAGCCCATTCGCGTGGTATTGCGCCAATGTCGGCCCCTTCTAAAAATTCTTTTTTAGAAATTATAAGGTTAAATTCCGTTATACTTCCGTTAAGTTCCGTTCCTATATAGGGGTTTGGATTATCTTCCAAAGTCCTTGGACTATTTTCCAAAGTCTTTGGATTATCTTCCAAGGTCTTTGGATCATCTTCCAAAGTCTTTGGATCATCTTCCAAGGCAATGCTGTACTCTTTACCAATACAAAGATCGAAACGGTGTTCATGGAAATTGCCTTTTCTCTCCACTAATTTTTTATCAGTAAGAATTTTTATTTTTTTGTAATAACTCCATTTATTAAGTGAAGTTAATGCCATTAGCGTTTCCTTATTAGCCCACACTTCTCCCTTCTCAGAAACGTAGGCCATTGCGACTAAAAGCAATTTTGCAGACGGATCATCCATCGGCAGCGACAACGCTGCTTTGACTAGCTTGAGGCCCATTATCGTTCCACATGGGCCGAATATGCGGCCCATTCGCGATCTTGAACTCCCAAAGCCTTCCGCTCGCATCTACAAGGCAAGTTTTGAATCGGGTTCCCATTTCTATAGAAACCCAATGCCATCGTTCCGATTTTTTCGGATGATTGATCAAAGCCTTGATTTCGGCGGTGTTTTTCTTTGTCCACTCTTGTTTCACCATTTTCCCAACCAACGGGGCATTTTTCGTGTGCATAACCACACGCCCGATCCATTCTCGCAAACTGCGGGAAAGGTCATTTCTGGAAGGAAATTTTTTGTTGAATTCACTCGTACCCGAACGATTTCGCCATTACTGCGCTTGGCAGTCAGAATCTTAGTATTGGCTAATCGATGTTGGACAACCGTCAGGATTTCTTCCTCGTTAATGCTCTCAGATTGCTTTGTGAGAGACTTTTTCCCCTCATTTGGGATGTGTTCTAACCCTACCAATTCAGCAAGTTTTTCGGCCCCTTGCTGAGTGAACACAATCCACCGGCCAGATTTACGCCAATCATCACCTTTTGTTAGGTGTTCTTTGCGTTTGCCAGCAATTGTTTCTCTGGATAAACCGAGTTTTTTGCTCAAATCTAACTCTGAAATTTCATCGGGCATTTTTTCGCGGTTTTTTTGTGTCTTTTACCGTCATGAATGCTTTTTGTAGGTTCATTGCGTTTGCCAGCAATTCTAATTCTGAAATTTCATCGGGCATTTTTTCGCGGTTTTTTTGTGTCTTTTACCCATTTCCACTTTTTCTTCTTTGCTCTTATCGCTTGTTTACGTTCAAAAACTTTTATTCCCTCATCAATGGCATCCTTATTCCCGTCCATGTGATTTGGGAGTGCATCTGTTGTTTCAATAATATCCGGCATTTTTTAAGAAATTTTTAGAAAGAGATGGTGGCGATCAACAAATATAGAGGAGACAAACTAGCGAAATAACCCCTATATTGAGGCATCTTAATAGCCTTCTGTACCACCGAAATTAACCCTTTTGTAATATTTTGTAAGAGTGCAAACCCATAACTAATCAACACGGCCGCGACCTCGAAAACGCCCCCCCCCCGTCCGGCTAGATTTGTGGCGCTGATCTTGGTTTGTGTGGCATAATTGTGACCCAATTGCACGGATCGGCGCTTTTCTTTAGTGTTTTGAGCTATTTGATCCTGCTTATAAATCAGATGCTCTATTAATGCGCTGCCGATCCAATGGCTCGGATCGATCCCCTTTTGTTTTTTTGCCGGATAGAAAGAACCCATATTTATTGGCCAATCTTATTTGTTGTTCCTGGGGAAACTTTATTTGTTCCTCCAGGCATCACTTTTTCATGCTCTATCCAAGCGGCAGCCGGATCAATTGAGGCGGCCGGGAGTC